TACACTGACTGCCATGTGGTTATTGTCACAGGTTTGTCAGTTCTTGGATCTGCTCCTGCATATACCTTATGGCAATGACTCTTAGAGTCCCACCCATATTCTCTAAAGTCTTTATACATCTGTTCTACCAACGATGTAGTAGGAACAACTATAAGTGTCTTTAAGTTCTTTGCTGTCCAAAACCTAGTCAATGCATATATCATCAATGACTTACCAGACCCAGTAGGAGAAAGTAATAGTTTTCTTTTGTGTCTTAGTGCTTCGTAAATCCCTTTATACTGGTAGTCTCTGACCTTATGCGGTAGGTTTAATGATTTAACATAGTCTCCTATTCCTTGAGGGGTAACGAATTCATCCATCTCTGATGGAAGACCATAGTATTCATTGTCTCTATGGATAACCTCGTATCCTCTTTCTTCACAAAATTCAATAATGTAAGGGAGAAGACCAACATAAATCTCACCCGTAGCAGGACTGAAGAGTTTGATTTTCCCATCCCAATACCTCTTTTTGTATGCTGACATGAACTTTGCTTGTGGCACCTCAAAGGTAAACTGATCCGCCAACTCGTAACCTACGTGAGGTTCGCATTCGACAGTCAAATATACTTCGTTCTTCTTTTGTATAAAAACGTTAGATTTCATATCCTTTAAGGAACTTGGCAAACTCAACCGCATTCTTTATAAAGAACGAACGGTTGTTAATTGACGTGAGGATAGCCTTGATTGACTCGACCATCTGGTTTAAATACTTTGCCTTAAGGACACTTTTTTGATATTCTTGATCAGACTCCAGATATATTGGGACATCTGTTTTGATCAGTTTAATTGGAAATGGCGTTTCCGATTTTCCTGTATAGTATTCCCACCTGTCACGGTAAGATCGCTTTACTTCTAACTCTGCCTGATCCCGAAGGGTAGTAAAGTTATTGTAAAGTCTTAAATATTTAGCATGTAATTTGGGGATCGCTAGAGAGTCATGGTCTAATTTTTCATCGTTTAGTTGTGAGTCTTTCTCCCACATATCATTCAAGGTTTCTAGATTCATATTTTATTTTGGTCTTTATCTGTTATCTCATATAGAGTATACTTGAAGTTGACCTCTGCTGTAAAGTAATTGATGTCAGTTGCTGATGCATCAAATTCTAGAGTAGTCAACGACGTTGGAAATATATTGTAGAAGTTTACTGTTGCAATACTATTGTAGTTACTGTTAAGAACAAGTAGTCTTGCATCACTCATAGTCTTTAAGAACTCTGTAGATCTACCTTTCTCATCTACACTACGAATATATTTGTTAAAGTCTGCTTGATTCTTAGGGTTAGTTAATCCTTTCAACCACTTGTATATTTCAAAGTAGTTGTCTAGATCTTCGTTTACTAAGAACCTTAAATTAAGATCACCATATGTAATCTTATCGCCAGGCACCACATAGTCTTTTACGGGTGTAGGAATCTCTCTTACACCAATACCGACCTCTGGTATAGATGCAGATTGGCAGAAGTAATCTACATTTGGTGTTCTGCCAATAACAAACTTAAATCCTATTGGAGATAAGAAGTTTTTATTTTGTGGTGAAAATTGTGCCATTAACAGTTTTTGTTTAGATCTTGTGCCATGTTACCACCTAGTTCAGAACCTTGGTCGCCACCGAACATTGCTATCCAACCAGCCATAACCCAACCAACAAAGGGAACAGAGGAAACAGTAGGAGCAGCAGCAGCACCAATACTTGTCCCAACCAATCTTCCTGTGCCTTTTGCACTACCGATTGCTTCGATGCATGCCTCGCTTTTGTAGTCACTACTGGCAATCTGTTCAGCGTTCTCTTGGTAGGGTGTTAACCATGACCTCTGATTAGATACTGGTGCACCTTGGTTGGTCTTACCATCCATTACATACTCTTCAGTAATCTGAGTTGTCTCGGTTGCAAGTCCTAAGAAACCACCTTTCTCTTTGATGTCCTTAGTGATCACCATCGTTTTAGGATCGTTCGCTGAATAACTTATCTTATATCCCTCCTTATCTGCTTGAACAACATAGGATGTATAAGGACCTACAGGTGGATTGATGTTAGGTAGATTGTTTTTTCTACTAACCATACCAATCAAACCAATATGGGATACACCTATTACTACTCCTATTGTAGCAGCAAACCATTTTATTGGTGTCATAATAAAAGATTATATCTGTTTTTATTTATAGGCATAAAAAAAGAGTGGTTTTACCCACTCTCAATAACAAAGGTTACAGGTTGCATTCTGTCCCCCTTCTGAACTCTATACTACTATTTAACAAAAAATTTATACTCATGTCAAGTCTAACTTTACAAAAAGAAATGCCTAGTCCATATTATACAGACTAGGCAAACAAATCATTAAAGGAGAGGGTGGTTGGAATCCTGTATACCAACAAAAGACGGGCATTTCTACAGTTTAGAAAAACGTCTTTGCCTGAGATCCGACTGGTAAGTCGATTCTGTTAGTTCCCTAACAGCAGCACCACCTGTATCTCATCACCTTAACTAGCTATATGCCAGTAAGTTTATTCAGTCACACCCGATGTAAGCGTCCTTACAAATATATTATAGCATAAAAAAAGAGGGTGTCAACCACCCTCCTTTTCGATATATGTAATCAGTGATTACATTAGGTTTGCAACTTTAACTCTTCTGTAGTAAGCGTTAGCATTCAAGTTTGAAGAATGCTGTGGGTCACTATTTGAGAGAGCAGCAAGTCCCTTAGCAAATGGGTTAAGAACCATGCCATAACGAGTCTTAAACCCGATACGTGGCTGGAATGTATCCTGCCCAATAGCTCTATACATTTGTAGGGGCACGTAAGGACAATAGAATAGTCCTGCATCATATGCGTTGGAACCTTTGTAACCAACTACGTAATACTGATCGCTAGATACGTTTGCTGAGTATGGGTCGATGTATACTTTGAAACGTCCGTTGAGTGTTCCAACGAATGTGTTACCTGTATCGTCGATCTCGCCAATACCACCAACAGCACCAGAGATTCCTGAGTCATAGTCAAGAACACCACTCATAGCAAGTGCGGATGCTACATCAGCTGAAGTGATGATCACATTACCCTTCCCTCTACGAGTTTCCTGTGCGATTGCGTTTGCGTCTCTTTCGATTTGGAATAGAAGTCCTTTGAATTTCTCAACTGACCATCTACCATTACTGTCTACGTCAAGGTCAAAAACACCCGCGTTAGCAACGTTTGCTTGTGCACCTGGTTTTGCTCCTCTGTATACAGTTCTAACTACCTCACGGTTGATTTCAGCAAGTATCTCTGTTGAGAGAATGTTTGCCAACTCAGACTCTGCATCTAATCCGTGGATAGCTTTCAAGTCTTGAGCAAGTTCAACTGAGTAGTCAGCTCTTAAAGCACGACCTTTCGCTTCAACAGCGATACGATCTATGCTGAATGCCATCTCCATGAAGGCATTTCCTGATGAATCACCTAATGATTCCTGTTCTGATGTTGTGAACTTATCTGAAGCAAGATCATAGTTGCCTTCAGTTGTTCCACCACCTGTTGCATCGTTGATAAGACCAGGATTCTTCTCAGTAGTAGCAGTTGGAGGTGTGCCACCTTTTGTTCCTGAGAACTGTGCGTCTGGCTCATCGAAGAATGCTTCGTTACCTGTCTGGTTGGTGTAACGTGATCTCATTGCAAAGATCAATCCAGTAGGTCCTGACATAGGTTGAACACCTGCGATGTCATAAGCAATAAGCTTAGGCATTGCACGACGGATCAAACTAATAAGGATTGGATCGAAACCTGCTACGTTACCAGAACCAGTTGTCTGTGTGTTGATAGGACCAACGTTTGTTGGTGCTTCTGTAAGAACATTACGCTCTTCGCGTATTGATCTCTCTTGGTTTTCCAAGAGAATTGCGGTTACCGACTTACGATAAGGGTCTTTAATGTCTTGAAGACCTTCATGGTTAAGAACTGGTGCCCACTTCTCTTGGAGTTTTTCTGCATTAAACATGCGAAATTACACTCCTGTGTGTTGTTTTGGGTTTACAGTAGTTACAGTCTCTTAGCGAGTTGCTGAACATAAGAAGTCATGCTCTCGCTTACGACTTCACTTGGTTGAGTTGGTTGCTCATCAGAGATCTCTTCCTTTACTTCTGGTTTCTTAGCACCGAAGTAAGACTCCTTGATTTGCTCCAACTTCTCACGATACGACTCTTCTGTCTTGAATTCCACTGCTTCTGCCAAAGATGTAAACTTGTCCTTCTGAACTTCTGCAAGTCCTCTGGATAGTTCTGTCAAAATCTCATTTTTACGATAACCACCTACGGCTTCATGTAATGCAATGTTCTTCTCGACTTGTTCATTAAGTCGGGTCTCCATGTCATCTAGTTTCTCGCTCATATCAGCGACAACATCTAGAGATTCCTCTGGGATGTTGATGTTGCTTTCAATGAACAATTTCTTTAATCCACCCATAAATGCTTCGGTGACTTCACCACGAAGACCATTCTCAATGGCTAGTTCGTTTTCAGTCATCCACTCTTCACAAGCATATGAGAGGAAATTCTCTACGCGACCCGCGAATTCTTCCTTGATCTTATCAAGTTCTTCGCTGATCCTGCCTTCTGCAGTTTCCTTTAGTTTAGTAACTTCTGCAGAAACTTTTGCTGATACAGCAGCTTCAAATACAGTTGTTGCTTTCTTTTGGAATTCTTCGTCTAGATCGGCACCACTTAGGATTGCTGTGATGTCTTCTGAGACTTCTTGTTCGGTGATTGCTTCACCTTCTTTTTCTACATCGTCAAAAATTTGACCACTTAGTGCACCAGGTAAACTGGAATTAGCACCGCTTGGTTTAGTTTTGATTGTAGAATCTTTTGTTGCACCTACTGGTGCAGCAGCCTTAGCACCCACATTATCAGGTCCTTCGGGTTTTTCCTTCGTAGATCCACCAACTTCCGTTGCTGAATTACTTAATGGGGATGGTTGTGGAGGCACAGCACCTTTTTTAATGGCGGTATCGCCAGTTGCTGCATCTTCTTTTAGTTCTTCATCAGCAGGAGCCGCGTTTTCTGCGATCACCTTTTGAAATTTTTCATCAATACTTGACATTGGTTACTCCTTACGGATAAATTAGACTGCGTTAAGATTTAATAATATTATTTATAAATCATAAACTTCTTAACAGAGCATTGAACGCGGCAATCTTTCGCTCTGCAAGTTCTTGTGTTGAGGGAGCGTTGTCAAGCGACTGCTTAACTGCTTCCAATTGTGCCTCTTTAATCGCACCATCGACTAAACACCACT